GATGCCTGCGGGCGCATTGTCTGCCTTCGCCACGTCAAGTAATTCGACTTCCACGACGGTCGGAGGTTCCGCGAATTCCTCCAGTATACGGAGCGCTATTGCCTCCAAGGTTTCGACGTAGCGCACGCGGCGGTCAATCTTCAACGCGGGATGCAGGCCATACGCCGCGATGCTGGCCGCGTCTTGCACGTAGTCCGTGGCGTAGGTATCGCCGTCGCTCAGTTTAAGCCGGGTCTCCGGGTCATTCCCTTCGCCGTATATCCAGATCTCATTTACGATGTCATCGTAGTTGATTTCCGCCGATATGCTGCGGACGTTCATCTCCCGCGTGATTACGGACTCCGTGAGGTCGCCCGGCGCTTCCCGCCACTGGAACCGGCCCTGTGGGTCAACGTAGAACCGGCCCCGGTTCGCGCGCGGCATGGCAAACTGTAGCTGCAAGAGCGCGGCGTGAATGTTCGTGTCTTGCGCGTAGAACGTCGCCAGCGTGTCCCCTACGGTTTCGTCTATGACGCCAATAGGTATCGGGTATTCGTTCATCTGCATAGCAAACAGGGCGTTTACATGCTCTGCCACCGTCACGCGCCCGCCATCGTAGGTATGCACCAATTCCCGCGCAAGCTGTGTGATCTTGCCTTGGGCTTCGATGTCAAAATACGAAGCGTCGCCCGTGCCCACGGGACGGCGCTTTTGTATCTGGAACGTGTCAATTACAAAGCCCCAGCGGTCCCGGAGCCATATCGTGTTTGGGCGTACCAAGTCCGCTGCGCCTTCCGCACCAACGGCAGCGCGGAACTGCAACGTGCTGGCCTTGTCGAGTACGCGGGTCAACGTCCCGGATATCCATTTGGGCACGGCGCTCAGGCGTTCGCCGTCGGGGTCGTAGACTTCGATTCGGAAAAAATCACGGCGCGCGGCTTCGATCTGTATGCTGCGCACACCTAGATCAGTGACGATAAGCACGGTTCCGCCGTCATCGCGCTCCAGCGGGTCCGGCGATATCCACGTGGTACCAGCAGGCAAGCCGCCAATGAATCCGGGTTCGTCGTTCGGTGATGCCGGAATCACAAAATCCTGTAGAATGCCGGGTTCGCCGTAAAACTTGTCCGGAATGTCGGGCCGCACATACGGATTGTCGAGGGTCGGGCGCTCCCATGATGGCCGGTCGAAAAATGCAGATTCGTCCACATCCGGCAGGGGCCACGGATATTGCGTGCCCACGAGGTGATCGGCTACCAGCCCGCTCATATGTACACCTGCGTCGGCACGATGTAACCGTCTCCGCCGTCTGCATCGTCAATGTGCGTTTCTGCCGTGGTGTGATGCACCTCGGCAAGCTCTGCGTTTCCGGTGTCCGGGCTTGGCTTCGACGGGCTTCCGGCTTCCGTTCCGAGTTTCGCAGATACCGCGCCGAACTGGTTTACCTGTACGATATCGATACGCGGGTCCGTTACGGGCGCGGTAAATTCGATCTCCACATCTTCGGCAATTCTTACCACCTGCCCGGATACAATCGCACTGCCCGCCGTAATAACTACGGTCATGCTGGGCGGGTCATCCGCGATAACCTGTGTTCCGCCATCTTGCGCCACGCCATCCTGCCCATACATGGCCGCCAGGAAGCGCTCTAAGGCCGCGATGCGTTCCGCCATATCATTGAATACGTCTTCATACGGACATTGCGCCACGGGCGCGCCAGCCGTGTGTGTGGCGGCTGTAGTGCCTCCATAGCCCCGCTCCACTGTAAGTGTGTCCGTGGATATCGCGGTCACCCGCACTTTCTCGGCTTGGCAGTGGATGATAGTGTCCACGACGGCGGACGGATCAACGAGTAGCGCGCCGTGGCCCGTTGCAACCGTCCATGTGGTAGTGCTGTCGTTGACGGTTCCGGCCAACGTGGAAAACCACCGATCAACCAGTTTGTGTACGGGCCGTTGCGCCATCAGAAGAACCTCGCTGTATACGTATATTCAAACGTCCCGGTAGTCGGGCCGGTGATTTCGACGGCGTTATTCACGCCGCCCTGTAGCTTCGGAATAACGCCGGTCACATTGGCGTTGCTCTTGGTCCAGTTGCCCCCGGAATCCACGGATACCTCCGCGCGCTGGCTGTCGCTGGAAAGCCGGAGCCACGCATTGGCCGCAAGCGTGTTTGACCATACGAATGTCTGCCCGGTTGCCGGGTTCGACACGCCAACGGATGATGCAGAACTGGCCCCGTTTTTGATTATCAGCACGGCATCGGTTATCAGGTTGCCCGCGACGTTCATAGCGTAGTAACCCCCGTTCCGCTTATGCCGCCCGTTTCCTCATCTACCGTCGCGGACTCCGGCCACGGGTCGCAGACGAACTGCAACTGGAATTTTTCCATGCGCCCGGACACCTCGGCATCAATAGCGTTCGTGATGCGCGCGTTTTTGTAGATGCGGTCCGGGAACATCTGGATAATCAAATCGCCGCCGCCGCCCTGTGTGAGATTCAGCACGCCCAAGACGTTGGTTATCTGTGTCGCACGATTCGCCACGGTTGACGCTACCAATACGCAATCCAGCCCGATACGGCGTAGCCCGAACGTGCTACCCTGTACCGCGCCTCCATCGGCCTGCGCGTATTCGTCGATATTCACGCGCGGCTGCGGCATGCGCTGGATATTCGCGGACACCACATATACGCCGTAGTTTTCGCCGCTCAGGTCCACGTCGTGATAGGTCAATCCGTGGCTCATGCGTAGGCCCTCGCGCCTGCGGATTGCATCCCGAATCCTACGACGCGCGCGACGGCACGTTCGATCTCACGGATATCCTCTGCGCTCCGCACGCTGTCACGTCCGAAATTGATAGTCACGGTCTGGCCTCCCGCGCCTGCGGTCTGCTGTGAATCGTAGACGGTCGAGCCGGTAGGCAGCTGGACAAGCTCCGGGCCGCGCTCGCCTACCATAGCCCATCCGCCCGCCGTGACTGTGCCGCCGGTCGCAAGGCCAACGGGTGTACCACCTGCGAAAAATGAACCAACGGCGTCACCGATGCCACCGCCAAAACGCATTAACGCGCCGATCATCTCAAACACGGGCGTCAACAGCGTGACGATGAATTCGACCGCACCAACTACAACGGATTTCACAGTTTCCCATACGGCGGTCCAGTCATCCACGAAATACAGCGCCGCCGCGATAAGCGCCGCGATGCCCGCGATTACGAGCGTGACCGGCCCGCCAAGCGCCGCGAGTACCGCACCCGCTGCTATTACCGCGCCTTTAACAAGGCCAAACGCGGCAACAATACCCGGCAGCATAATAAGCAGCGGACCCAATACGGTCATGATGCCGCCAATGACTACGGTGATTTTCGTAAGGCTTTCAAACAGCGCGGGATTCGATTCGCGCCACGCGGTAAAGGCTACCATGGCCTCCTTGACCCAATTCATTAGGTCGATAATCGTGGGAATCAATGCCTCGGCAACGTCGTACTTAAACGCGCTGAAACTTTCTTTTAGCCGCTGCATGGAGTCGTTGAATTCCGCCGCCTTATTCGCTGAGTCCTGACTAAAAACAATGCCGAGCCGGTGCGCCTCCGCACTCATTTCGCGAAGCCCTGCGGAACCGCCTTGCAGCATGGGAAGTAGCGCCGTCCCCGCGCGCCCAAATAATTCCTGAGCAAGCGCCACTTTAGTGGTATGGTCTTCCACGTCAGCAAGGGCCAGCGCCACTGTAAGGAATTGCTCCTCTGGACTCTGTCCCGCAAGCTGTTCATAGCTCAGGCCAACAGCACCGAGTGCGGCAACGTAAGACTTGGATCCCTCCCCTGCTTCGGTGATTGTGGTGGAAAGTTTCTTGCTGGCCTTCTCCACACTGTCGAGGCTTGTGCCGCTCAGTTCCGCAGCATGCCGCAATTCAGAAAGGCGCTCCGTTGAAAAGCCTGTACGCGCGGCCATTTTCTGGACTTCATCGCCCGCCGCCGCGAAATCCTTTATGCTGAGTGCGGCAAAGCCTGTAATAGCCGCACCTGCCGCAGTCATGGCCGCACCAACGGCGACGCGGGCTTTGTCCATGGCGCTAGTAAGCTGCTGTGTATCGCCGCCTATCCGCCATACTACATCGCCCGCTACTACGCTCATCGTGTTACCTCGTTTAAGTTGACCCGACGCGTGCCGGGCTTCGCGGGCCTGTGTTTCTCTTCCTGCTCTGCCTCATGGTTGAGGAATAACAGCACGTCCCAATACTGCTCCCACGTATACCGCATCAAGTCCGGGACGGCGATCCCGATGCGTCGGGCGACGGCATAAATTGACTGATATCCACTCCGGCCTGCTTCATCTTTTCGACGGTCCCGATCTGCTTTTCCAGCGCTTCCATCTGGCTGCGCTGGGCACGTGCAAAAGGGTCGCTCACCTCGAAGATATCGTCAATCGCCCCCATCATCTGCTCATACGTGAGCGCGTCCCAATCCACGCGGTCGGCTTGCTCGATAGTCGGGCAGGCTTTCAACACGTCGATCCCGTGTTCCTGGAGCCCCGCCAGCACCTCGTATCGGGCCTGCGGGTTGAGCGTCATGGCCTTTTGTACGGCCTGCCCGAACTCCGTAGCCAAGGGGCACCACACGGCCGCCTGCGCCATCGTGAGCGCGCGGGCCTTGAACGTCTTCTCCCGGCCATCGACGGCGATGCAGAATACCGGAAATGGCGTGTTCATCGTCCTGTCTTTTTCGCTGCGCATTACGGGGCCTCGTAGTTCACGACAAGCACGCCGCCGGGAATGGTGGCCCCGGCGCATACATCCGCGTAGAACGAAGTCTTGCCCTGCCCGTCGCTGGAAATACCCGCGCCAAGCGAGGTCAACTTCAATTCGACATTCGGCATGTACCAGTAGCACAGCCCGTTCACTTCGACAACGATGGAGCGCTTCACGGAGTCCAGCGTTTTCTGCCCAAGCTGGCCCGTGTAGTCCATGTCGCTGGCAAGCTCGATCACGCCCTTCGCGATGTCGTAGGCCACGAACTCGAAGGAGTCCAATCCGTTTTGCATCGGCACGCTGTCCTGTTTCGTCATAGCGACGGGAGGCAGGATATGACCGTATTCGTCGAGCATGGCGAGTTCGATGCGGTCTGCGTCAAGGTCGCCATCATCCCCGCGCGCCGTGGATCCAAGCACGTACCAGCCAGACACGTTTGCAATGTTGCTGCCCTGCGTCGGGGCCGTGGGTCGGGTCGTTTCTGCGGCGGTCGCAATGAGTACGCGCCGGATAAAGTTCGATGCCATATCAATTCTCCATGTAGACGGCGAACCGCCCGATGTGTGAAGGCCAGCCCGTGTCCGGGTCGTTCGGTAGTGCAAGGTCATTCAGGTAGAAAACTGTCTTGATCTCGCCTTCCATGGCCGGTAACAGGCACCGGTCATACAAGGCCCGGAAGATGGCGCGCGCGTCACTGTCCAACGCGCTGCCACCGTAGCAGGTACAGATAACCACGTCCGATACTTCGCTGCCGGATACGTGCGCTCCGCCGGTTTCCTGCTGTAGCAGGATGGCCGCGTGCGTGTTGTCGTAGCCAGCCGGAAGCCGGTTTGCCGTGACGTAATCGCCGCCCAACGCCGTCACAAGCGCGCTTGGCTCCAACAGGAATCGGCGGAACTCTTCAAGTTTATCGATCATCGGTACGTACTCCGGGACCGTATGAATTGCTCAAACTGCGGGATAGCGGCGTCCGTGCCCCACGCGAAGAACGGGCGCGCAGCCATCCGTGTCGTGCCGAAATGTACATAGCCCGCGTAGTGCGTGCGCCCGCGAAGCTCGATAACCTTCGGGGCAACAACCTTCATTTCAAGCGAACGTTTCAGCGTGCCGCCCTTTTCCTCAGCTACCGGGCAAACCTCACGCGACTGGGCAAGCGCCATCTGCCCGAAGGTCTTGATATCCTCTTCGGCGATGCGCTGCAACAATTTCACAGCCTGCGGGTTGACCCGTATTTCCGGCTTGTTCTTAGCCAAGGATGAATCCAGCCTCGAAGGTCTGCGAACCCGTGCCCGCGATATCGATTTCCTTGTCGCTTGCGCCAATGTCCGGGCTTGCATCTTGAAAGTCCATGGAGAATCCGCCGCCGGGCTGGACCACGACGGAACCGGACGCGCCGAAGATCTCATAGGGATTACTGCCACCCTCTGTAATCGTCATGATGTTCGCGCCGAGGTTCTTGAAGTAAAATGCTTGAACCTTCAGCCCGTTGCCGTCCGCTGTGCCACCTGCAACAGTGTATAGCGCGCGAAGGTCAATCGTGGCTGCGCCGGTCGCCAGCGTATACAGGTCCAAACTTATAATGGTCGCAGGGTCGGGCGTTACGGACTCATCGAATGCCGTATGCTGGACGGAGCGCGCCGAAGTGGCGAGGGATTCATCAGCAAGTACTTCGGTTGCCGTGATGCCGAATTTAATCAACGGGGCAGTGAGGGACATAGCATTCTCCTACCGGACGGATTCGCCGGTGATTCGTTTGAGGGTCAAAACTTGTGCGGACGGGCCGCGCTCCGGCAGTCCCTCCACGCTGTAGAGTTCCGGGGTAATCGCTTCACCGTGCCGCACCGTGATCCGCACGCGGTCTATATTCGATACGTCGTTATCCAAGGTCAGCCGTAAGCGCGCGTCGTACATTGGGGCTTGTGAACCGTCCCGGACTTCGCCCTTGTTCATGGGCTGGAACCCGCAGGCCACGGCGTCGCCGAACACTGGCACTTGCTCGCCTGTATCCGCGCTGCCCCAGGTATGGACAGGCACCGCGCCAAGCTCGCATTCATCGAAGAACGTGCTTGCCGCCGTCGCGCGCATGCAATCGTAGGGGAGCGTGCAGGTCATTGGTTGAACACTCCCGATTGCTCGAATTGGTCAACAATTGGCGTGGTTTCAACGACCACGTTATCGATGGTCAATTCCCGCTGTTTGGCGATTAACTTGACGCTGCCGAGTCGCGCGCGGCTGCGGAAGGTCCGGGCCATCGTGCGGCAATTCGCGATCTTTTCGCTCAGGCTGTAACTTGCGCCGTCTGCGGAAAACGAGATACACGCCGCTGCATTCGCGGCCTTTTCATCCCATACATCTGCCGCCGCCGCGTTCATGTCGTACGTCTCAACCCAATTCGGATTGGCTCCCGGCGTTGGAGGCGTCGTGCTGAAATTCCAATCTTCATGGGACACGCCGCGCTCATCACGAACGGGCCGCGCCTCGATGTAGGATTCCAGCACGTCATCCGTATACGTGGCCGTCGTAGGCTCTGCCACCATCCGGCGGAATTGCTCTATCTGTGCTGCTGTTACGGCCATCTGTCATCCAGTTTTTGGGATTGGGCCGCGATAGGAGGGAGAGAGAACCTATCGCGGCCCTGTGCGCGGGTGAGGGGTGAGAGCGCTACACGCGGGCGTACTCAACCATGAGTTTGCCCACAAGGCCCGCCGTGCTGGCGGAGCCGGTGATATTCAGGAACTTGTCAGCGGTCCACAAAGCCGGGACGGTGATTTCCGTCTTGGTGGTTACCTGGATGGTCGCGCCGTTGTACATCTTGCCAGCGGCTGCGGCCATGGCAAGTGCGTTGATGATATCGGTCGCGGAGGTCGTAGCCGCCGCGCCAATGCCCGCGCTCAGGTTCGCCGCACCCGTGCTGTTGACACTGACATACAGCGTGGTTCGTAGGATGACGAGGCTTGCGCCTTCGGGATTTGCAATAGACGCGATGCCGCCGCCAGCCGTCGAAGTCTCGCCCGTAAAGTCGATGGTCATGCGCCCGTTTTGGGTCGTTGCAATTGATCCAGCCATTGGATTGGCTCCTTATACGACGTAGTACACGTCGAGTACGTTTTCGCCGTCGGGCGTTCCGTTAACGTTGTAGAGGTTGCCCGCGACGTTATCGGCGTCTGCGGTGATGGTCCCGGAGTCCGCCGCGTCATCGAGCCGCGCGAATAGCATGGTCGAATGTGGCAGCTTGTGCGGGAGTCCGATTTTCTTGCCGGGACCAACGTCATACGTTGCGCCCGTGCCATCCTGAATCGGGAAGGTGATGCTTGTGATGCTGGCGAATGCTACGGTAGTTTCTACCGCTGCCGTCGCATTGGCCTCGAAGGTCACAGCGGCCTCCAACACGTTGCCCGCGATGTCCGTGCCCACGATATCCACGTCGCCAGCCGGGACGCTTGCCGTGGTGCCAAGAGGAAGCACGGTGATCGTGGTCGGGATTTCTGGCTGCGTGAGGAACGTGGTAACTTCAGTTACCGCCGTGTTACTCGTGGCCTGACCATCAAGGAACGCGTCAACATCAACGGTCGGAGGCACCGTCTGGAAATGCGCGATGAATCCTCGGTCTACCGGGTCCGCCTCGCTGCCAACGGTCGCGGGCCATCCCGCGTTGTAGGGGTAAAGTCCCATGATTCCGATCCTTTACGCGGTAAGCACTGCGAACGGGCAGCGCGTGGCTTCGGTTTCATTCATGGCGTTAATCGGATTCGGGAGCGCGAAACCAACACGCATGACAACCTTGAGTGCAATCATGTCCTGCTGAAACGTGTTATGCGTAATGTTGCCGCCCGCATCTTGAATCACGCCATCGGTCGTAACAGACCACGTGATATCCTTACGGATGGAGTAGATCAGGTGGTTCCACATGCCGGAAATAAGCAGTGCCTGCGACGCAAGCACTGCGCCGTTGAGCGGATAAAGAACGTCCGCGCCGTCAAGCTCGCCGGTAGCGAAGGTCTTCAAAAGTGACGGTCCAGCCTTGAATATAGGGTTGCCGTCCGCGTCCCGGCAGTTGCGCAGCTTTCCGCGCATCTGAGTATGGGCAATGTGCCCGGACGCCATGAATCCATCCTCTTCCAGCAGCATGAGCAATCCGAGAGCGGCTGCGCTTTCGCCCATGATCGCTTCGTAAATATCAGAGTAGCTGTCAAGGCTGATCTTCTGCCCCGCCGCATTGGCGATAGCGACAAGACCCGCGCCGCCCATGTTCGTCGTGAACGATGCCGGGATGCCCATGCCATACAGCACAGCCCGATCGACCGCCTTGCCAATCGCCTGACTGATAAGCGGCTGCACGGTGTCCCAAACATTCTGTTCGGTATCGTCGAAAACATCGGACGGAATCGGGACAACCACGCCCAGCTTTTCCGCCTCAATAGATTTGTTTTTCCACGACATATCCGTGGTCGGGATAAGCGAGTTGTCGCCATCCACAAATCCGGCCTCTGGAAGAAGCTCGACAACGGGCAATCGCGTGGTCTTCCGGCTCATGCGCGGGCCTTGCGAGGCAAGGCGCATAACGGCAGACAATTCGGTGGTCTGGTCAAGCACGATATTGCTGTACTCTTCAGGCATGAGGGCCTGAGCGCCGGGGCGCGTGATGATGCTGTTAAAAGCCATTGCTGTTATCCTCTGCCAACTCGCTCACGAATCAGTGCATTCATGTCGTTGGCCGTTGGTTTGCCATTCCCAGCCCCATCGCCTGCGTTGGCGTTGGGTGCCGGTGTGAAAAATTCGGGATTGTCCTTGCGGAATCCGGCGAGGTCGAACTTGCCCTTGCCGTTTATGTAATCGCCCTGAGCCACTTTGTACGCGGCCTTGACGTTGCGTATACCGGCTGCGCTGGCCTCTGCCACGAAGTCGGCAAACTCTTGGGCCTGCGCTGCTTTCTGTTCCAGCGCTACCAGCTTTTCCTCTGCGCTTTTCGTGGTGTCGGCAATCAGGGCATCCTGTTGCGCCTTCCACTGTTTCTGCGCTTCGGTAACGCGCCGATCCGCTTCACGCTGGAGGTCGGCGGCCGTGAACGTCTCAGTCTTCGGGGTCTGGCCCGCGTTGGCCCCCGCGTCTGCGGTTGCCTCCGGCGTGCCTTGGCCCTTGTCCTGTTCGTCTGCCATTGGGTGATTTCCTCGGGTTAAAACAAAAAACGCCCGTCTCCCTCGGGTGAGGGAAACGGGCGTTAGGGTAGCAGGGAAAACTATCGCTGCAATGAAAGGCCTATTTTTTCAAGGCATTCAATTTTTCAACATGCTTCAAGGTCCGGTCAATCGCTTCGGCCACACCTTCAAGATGCCTTTTCAGATTGAGGAGCGCCTGCCGTGGCGGGTGAACCTCAATCTGATCGGAATCTAGCACGATTTCCGGTACCGTGTCAAGCGGGTATTTTCTCGGCCTGCCCATTTAGTCTTTCTCCTTCGCTGCTGCTGTGCGCTCCGCCGCGCGTTCCTGGAACTCTGAAAACGAATCGACCGCTGCCGGATCATTGATGAACGTCACACTGCATCTGCAATTTACGTGGCCGGGCGTAGTGTCATCGCCAGACGGGAATGGCTCATCAATCGGTATCGGCCCTGCGGCCTCGTTGGCCTCGCAGATATCGGAAACACGTTCATCCCCGGATGTCTGCCAGATCTTGAACTTCGCGCCGTCGTTTTTCGCGTTGAGGAAGTCGCCTTCACTGACAGCCTTGTTCGCCTCCGTGTTTGCGATGGTCTCCCGGCGTTCCCGTAGCAGCCGCTGGAACTCCCGTTCTTCCGCTGCCGCTATCTGCGCATCGGTCATATCAGACTGCGCCAGGCCTTCCCGGAATTTCTCGAAGGATGCCGCGCGGTTCGAGTCCAGCCCCTGTACCTCTTGCAGGTTGCGCGCGATGTCCCGTGGATTCAGGCCAGCATCAAGCCCGCGCGCGATGGTCTCACCCATCGTATTCAGGTCTGCCGTGGCTATCGTCTCTAGCAGGCTGTCCGCTGCGGTCTCCGCAAGGTTCGCGGCGCGCTCCAGTATGTCATCGGAGTACTGGCTGCGTATCTGTTGCAGCAACGTCTCGTAGTAGGCCACGGTCAATTGTTCCCGCTGTGCCTCGTATGCCGGGAACAGGAAAGCCGCCATGGCCCCGTAATCACCGGGGTCGAACACGCCCAATGCCGCGATGGCCTTGGCGATCTGGTCTTCCGTGAATGCCATTAATTACTCGCCTGCCTACGATTGATGGCGCGGGTCAACATCCCGTTGCGCGCAATCTCTCCGGCGATATCGGGCGTCTGCACGGCCCCGTCAAAGCGCGGCGCGGCCTGCTCCGGCGTCTGCGGCGCGGGCCTTGGTGTTACGGGCTGTCCCGGTGCTGCCGTGGCCTGTGCGGCTGTCCCGGCGTCCGCGTCAAGCTCTTCCAACTGTTCATCAGTCCAGCCCTCATCCCGCAGAATGTTCTTGATCGGGATACCGGCCTGCGTATTTGTAAGCCGGGTTTGCGCGTGACTCAGTGGCTGCTGTGTGTGCGGGTCTTTCCAGATTACCTCGATGTCTTCGGCATCCGCTGCCGTGCCGTCAATGGCCAGCCCGAACGCCATGGCCTGCGCCCACGTAATCGCAAGCTGTTCCTGGAATAGCTCGATCTTCGATACGAGCGGGCCTTCCATGGTGTGCAAAGCCTCGCCTGATATGTTCGCGCCTTGCCCCTCGAAGTAGTGCTTCGGCGTTCCGGATAGCGCGGCCATGTCGTTCGTGAGCGCGCCGATGGACTCCAGATAGTTCGCGGGGCTGGAAGCCGGATAGACACCCGTGCTTGCGCTCTGCTCACCTTCGACACCCGGCGGGATCTTTACCGTGGTCGCTGGCCCAACGTCAATCGGGCCGTCATCGAAATTCCCGATAGCCCAGCGTTGATTGAACGCGGAATACTCGGACGTCACCATCATGTCATTCAACAGCTTGTTGAGCGCGTCCTGCAACGAAATGATGCCGATGGTCAATTCCGGCTGCGATAGCTGAAAGTGAAACAATGGCATCACGCCATAGGGATTCGGGTCTTCGCTGATTACGCGGTACGCTGTCACGGCCTTCGGCGGTTCCGTGCTTGCCGCAAGATGCACGATGCGGTCCGCATAGTACAGGTTCATCATGTGCCGCTTATCCTGGGCCTGCCATATCTTTACCCCGACGCGCGGCGTGTACGGGTCGCCCTCCTCATACATGACGTGCGCCTGCGTCGGGCTGTGATAGTAGGCTTTCGGGACGCCCTGTGCATCGGGCCACAGCATCATGTAGGATTCGCCATGGACAAGCGCGTTGACATGGATATCCACGGATGGCCGCTGAAAGCACCGCTTCCAAATCAGGCCCATGGCCTCGGAAACTGCTTCCTCTCCGTGGTTCCAGTCCTGCACCTTCAGCCGGTCGCGGGACGTGTTCACGATGACTTGGCAGAAGTTCTTTTTGAACACGACCTGATTTTTGAACACCTGCGAAAGTTTGTCATTCTGAAACGCTATCGGATGCTGGCCCGCGTAGTACCTGCCAAGCTTCAGCAAGCGCCGGGACTTGTCGCCTAGCGCGTCGTAACAGAGTTTGAGATCGTCCATGGCTATCCTACCGTGACTGCGCGCACGCGCTTTTTAAGTGTAGACCACACCGCATACCGCAGCCCGGCGATGGCGTGGTCATTCAGGTTCAAGGGCTTGTCCGTCAAGTTCCCATCCTTGTCTTCTTCCCATGAATACGTCTGCATTTCGGCGTTGAAGTTCACATTATCCGCCAGCGTGTAGATGTTCATGGACTGCAATAGGGCGATGCTTGTATTCAGCGAACCTTTGCCCTTGACCGATCCTACCACGTTAAACCCTTGCCTGGATAATTCCTTGATGCGCGCGGGTTCCGCCGAATCCGCGTATACCGGCGTGCGCTTATTCAGCCCGCAGGCCCGCATCTTGTCGCCAAGCTCCGTATTCGATAGCCCGGTCTCATACAGGATTTCACGCACATACACGTTGCCCACGCGGCGCACCCAGTCAACGTCCTTCATACCCACATGGACGATGGCAGACGGGTTATTGAATCCAAAGTCCATCCCGTAGGCTTCCAAGTCGAAGCTCTCCGGGAACGTCTCCAGCGTTACGGGCGGCTGGAACACAAGCCCCTTCATCACGCCCCATTCGCCCTCGCCGTACACGCGGTACAGGGACGGCGAGCGCTCCCGGAGATCATCGAATAACTTGCGGTATTGCGCGTCTACAAACGGGTTGTCCAGGAATGTAGACTTGACCGTTCGTACCATGCCGTCTGCCGGGTTGTCGAAGAAACGCTTTTTCAACCAGTGCATATGCGATATCGGATTGAACGTAATCACGATCTGCTTGTAGTGGTCTGTTTCGCCCCGCAGGCGCATGTCAATCTGTGTCAGGTCATCCTCGGCAAGCTCCGTGGCTTCCTCAATCCATATGGACGTGACCCCGGAAATGGACTTGAGCTTTTCCACGTCATCCACGCCCGCGAATAGAATCTCGCTGCCGTTCGGAAACGTGATGTGCATTTCGGACGTGTTGATCTTCGCGGTCGCGTAAACGCCCCATTCCGTCATGCGCTGCTTTATCTCTGCGAACACGGAACGGCGCAGTGTGCGGGCAACGCGCCGAATAACGAGCATCCTGTGTTTTTGGGCGAGGCAGCGGAGTAGAACTTTCTGACTGGCAAAAACAGACTTGCCGCTACCCGCGCCTCCGTAGAGAATCAGGTAACGGCTTTCGTTTGTCAGTGTATCCACGAATTTCGGGATAACGTGCTTGCGCAGGTCAACCAGCAAATTCGGTCCCCTCCACGTTCACGCCGTCGGG